GCTGGATATAATAAACCACGATGTATTGATCGGTGAACAAGGCGCAGCAGACGAGTTATACACCTATTTATTTCACGATGAGTGCAGCACAGGCACAACAAACGTTGCAGGCACTTGTGTTAATACGAATTGGAACAGTACATCTTTTAATACTTTATTGGAAAATGGTGGAAGTTTATATGGTGTAGGTGCTGGTAACGGGTTGGATTGTAGCAATCCTTTAAACAATACCGCATGTACTGGCTACCAAGCGGCTTTTTTAACTCAACAGTGTGATTTAGATGGATTGTATTCCACTCAATGTCCTAACTATTGGGACGATTTGTTTGATTACGAGTGTACTTTGGACTCGCAGTATTCGCCAACTTGTGCTGGATATATGGTCGAAACTTTTATTGAAGATACCTATTACGAAGAAGATATGTATGGGTATGACACCTATGAAGATGAACAATATGGATATTATGATCCATATCAAGAAGAAGATTATTTCTTTGAAGAAGACCTTTTATATACTGCTGAGTTACAGGGGATAGAGCCTTACCAAGAAGAACTATATTACGAAGAATACTACGAAGAAGAACTATATTACGAAGAAACACTGTATTTTGAAGAAGAATACCTTGAACCCTTTGTAGAAGAATTTGATGCATTGCCCGAAGAAATCTTTATTCCGTTAAGTTATATTGAAGAAGAACCTTATGTAGAACAGATATATCAAGAAATATTATTGGTAGAAGAATATTATCAAACAGATTACGATCTCCCGGTATTGGAAGATATTTTATTGGATCATTTTGAGCATGAAGAACATCTTGAAGAATTTATTGAAGAAGAATCAACAGAGTTTTTAGAATTTGAAACCATAGAAGAGTTAGAGGAGTGGATTGAAAATGAAGAAACTGAAGAACTGCTTGAGGAACTTGCAGATGCAAACGAGGAAGAAGTTCGAGACTTGGAGGATACGGAGACAGTTGAAGAAGAAAGCCAAGACCGAGAGGAAACTGTCGAAATTGCTGTCGCAGAGAATGAAGATAAAAAAGACAACAAAAAAGCAAGACAGTTAAACGTTGTTGCGGATTCAATACGGGCCGCAGGCAATAGTGTCAGTGGTACAACCTCTGGAACGTCTGCACAGGCCACGGGTACATCTATCTCATCAGGAGGCTCTTACGCTTCTTCTGTGGCTTCTGGTGGTGTTTCTAACCCTACAAGTACCGCAGTGGCTAGTTCAGCGTCAGGAGGCGGTATAAGCACCAGTAATTCGCCTAGTATCTCAGCTCAAGTTGCAAGTTCTGCTATTCAGACTCAACAAGTTTTATCAATGAGCTCTAGCAGTGTTGAAGCAGGTGGCAATAATACTGCTGTTGGCGGAAGTGGATCAAACACCATGGGGGGTAATAATGCCGCAAATGGCGGTTCAACAATTGTTGCCTCTAACGCCTCAACAAATACAAGCGTTTCAAATAATACTACTGGCTCACAAAATGCAACAGTTGGTCAAAGTGATGCAAATACTAGTGGTTCACAAAACACAGCAGTTGGTTCAATGGAGTTAGAAATCGATACGGCTATGTCTGAAATGTCAGCATCTGAAGCCGATTTAATTGCCGATCAAATCGTTGCTCAAAACATAGAAGACCAAAAGGATCAATTGGAACAGCAACAACAAGAAACAGGTGAGTATGGCGACGAAGCACAGTTAATTGCATACATGGGTTATGTCCCAGGGTTTAGCGCGTATGGCCAAGTTGAAGTTCCACAACCTAGCGTTTGGTATGAACCTGAGTTAATATATACTAATGTTAATATTCCAGATAATAACTCAGCCTTTCGTGGGCTATACGGTGAAAATTTAACTGGGATGAATAATTTAATGAATATGCAACCTAATTTATAGAGGAATAATATGGATTGGTTTCAAAACAAAACAACACAACTGATTGCATTGGCTGGTATTGTCAGCACATTGGCTGGTTTCGGCTATACGGGTGCGACGTACGTTAATCGTATAGAAAATCTTGAGTCTAAAATGGCTCGTTACATTAATGAGATAGATGCACTGGCTGATCAAGTTACAGACTTGGATAAGAAAGTAGTCGCAGTTGACGAGCAAATTAAATCGTTAAACATAGAGACACAAGATTTAAGCCCTATTAAGGACGATATTATTTTATTGCAAACAAGCGTTGCGGGCATTAATGCAAGCGTCGATTCTATATACGATGATGTTCAAAGCCTGAAAAACAAAAACGATAACCCATTGGCGAATTGATATGAGTGACGAACAAGATTACCATCCTAGCAGTAGATTTGGTGGAGACATGTCTAGAAACGAAGTTGAAATGGACTTATCCAAGTTTATGGAAATGCTTCAAGAGAACGCTTCGCTTAAAGATCGAATCAGAGAACTTGAAGATGTAAAGAACGACAACCCTTATCAAAAGTTTATTTTTGTAGCACAAGCAATAGACTCTTGGAGAATTATACCCAGAGCTTTTTTAGCGGTGTATATGTATTTACTGTATTTCACAACCTTTTGGTTCATGGACTTAACAGACCCTAGTTTTGAACAATCGGGTTTAATTTCAATTGTTGTGGGTGCTGGTGCAGCCTGGTTTGGACTCTATACCAATAGCCATAAAAAAACATAATGTCTAAAAAGAAAAAAAGAGATTATGCAAGCGAATATAAAAATTATCACTCTAGGCCAGAACAAAAATTAAATAGGGCCGCAAGAAATAAAAGCAGGAATGAATTAAAGAAAAAAGGCAAAGTAAGAAAAGGCGATGGAATGGATGTTCATCATGTAGATGGAAATCCACGGAATGGTAAAACAAGCAATTTAAGAATTGTTCCTAAAAAAAAGAACAGATCATTTAGCAGAGTATAAGGAGGACAATATGCTGTATGCAAAAACAATAGGACTAACAAAATGGTTCAAAACAACATTTCTTGGTTACAAAGAAGAAAAAGTTCGTGCTAGAGATGAAGATGGCAAGTATGTAGGCGATGATAAATCAACGCCAGATGTCAATGAAGCATATACTACCGTTGCAGTAAAACCTAAAAAGTAAACTCAATTATGGGTTTCCCTTTTGAAATTATAACCATGCTCGGTTCTACTTTGTTAAGTAGTTTATTAAGCATTTGGTCGCAAAGCAGAAAGGCTAAAGAAGAACAACAAAAACTTCTTATAACAAGAGGTGAGTTCGAGATGAAAGCCGTTGCTGCCGCAAGAGATGTGAAGGACAAGGGTTTTGCTTGGACCAGAAGAATTATTGCATTGACTGCTATTTTTGCAATTGTGTTATTGCCAAAACTGGTAGCAGTGTTTTATCCAATGGTTGCTGTAACAGTTGGATATACGAACTGGAACCCAGGATTCTGGTTTTTTAGAGAGGGGCGAGAGGTTTTTGAATGGATTACATTTCAAGGTTTGGTCATAACTCAATTAGATACCAATTTAGTATCTGCCATAATTGGTATGTACTTTGGTGGTAGTTTAGTTAAAAAATAAAAGTTATTATATTTAAATGCCGTACAGCAAATACATATTAAAACCCGGGATTAACCGAGAAGGAACCGATTACAGCAATGAAGGTGGTTGGTTTGATGCCAATTTAATAAGGTTTAGGAAAGGATTGCCTGAGAAAATAGGCGGTTGGCAGAAAATAACATCTAACTATGTCTTGGGAATAACAAGAGCATTGCATGGTTGGGTTAATTTAAGCACCACTAAATTTTTAGGCATTGGCACAACATGGAAATATTATGTGGAGTCAGGAAATGTTTTTAATGACATTACTCCTATAAGAGCTACAACTTCAGCGGGTGATGTTACTTTTGCAAAAGTTGCAAATGACGATGCAACAATAACAGTAAGCGACACAGCTCACGGCGCAGTTCAAAATGATTTTGTTACTTTTAGCGGTGCAGCCAGTTTAGGCGGCAACATTGTTGCCAATGTTTTAAACCAAGAATATCAAATAGCAACCATTGTTAATGACAACAGTTATACCATTGAAGCCAAGGACACGGACGGCGACACTGTTTTAGCCAACAGCAGTGATTCGGGCAATGGTGGATCAAGCACGGTTGGTGCTTATCAAATTAACGTGGGCCTCGATGATTATGTCCCTGGTTCAGGGTGGGGTGCATCTTCTTGGGGATCGGGTGGTTTTGGCTCAACGTCTGCCCTTTCAGAAACCAATCAGTTGAGATTATGGAGTCATGACAATTTTGGCGAAGACCTCATCATTAATCCAAGAGCCGGTGGCGTTTATTATTGGGACCAAAGCAGTGGGCTTTCGACCAGAGCTGTTGCTCTGAGTTCTTTATCGGGTGCTAATTTACCGCCTACCAAAGCTTTGCAAGTATTGGTTAGTGACATTGACCGACACGTTATTTGTTTGGGCGCAGATCCTTTAAATGATTCGGGCACGGCAAGGACTGGATCCATTGATCCCATGTTTGTTTGTTGGTCCGATCAAGAAAACGCGACTGAATGGGAGCCAACTTTAAGCAATACGGCTGGTTCTTTTCGTTTATCGGCAGGCTCATCCATCGTTGGTGGGTTAAGAGCAAGACAAGAAACGCTTGTTTGGACAGACATGTCTTTATATTCAATGACATTTATTGGTTCCCCCTATACTTTTAGTACAAATTTAGTCAACGAAGGCGTGGGTCTGATTGGCCCTAAAGCTTCAATCAATGCACCCAACGGTGTTTTTTGGATGGACCTAAAAGGATTCTATTTTTATAACGGCTCAGTCGCTGCATTGCCGTCTTCGGTTCATGATTATGTGTTTAGCGACATTAATTTAGTTCAATCGTATAAGGTGTTTGGGTTTCTAAACAAAGCATTTGATGAAGTCGGTTGGTTTTATTGTTCTGGAAGCAGTACAGAGATTGATCGTTATGTTCTTTATAACTACGTTGAACAAACCTGGTCTATTGGACAATTGGCAAGACACTCATGGTTAGATGAGGGCGTTGAAGATTACCCAAGAGCAACAGGCACAGATACTTATAACTATTTGTATAAACATGAAACAGGCAACGATGCAGATGGATCGCCGATGGATAATGTTTATATTGAGTCCAGTAGTTTAGATATTCAAGAAGGCGATTATTTTACTTTTGTTAATCGCATTATTCCCGATATAAGATTTACAGGCTCAAACAGTAGTGCGGCGATGAATATTGTGCTTAAAAAACGAAACTGGCCAGCAGAAAGTTTAAGCACTGCATCGACCACTTCCGTTACTTCTTCTACAACAAACATCAATACGAGAGCCAGAGCCAGACAAGTTGTTCTTCGTTTTGAGTCAGACGATGACAATTCAGAAGGATTGAGAGAGGGTTTAGGATTTCGTGTAGGAGCTACTCGGATGGAAATTAGACCTAACGGTAAGCGTTAATGGCAAAACTGCTTGAAACGAGGCTTCCTAATGCCCAGGGAGAGGTTTCGCCCGACGTTTATAATCGTTTGGTTCGTGTGTTGGAGTTAAACTTAGGTGGATTCGATCCTACAGCCACTCCTCAATACAATTTAACGACCCTTAATCAAAACAAATTTAACACCGGCGATGTCATTTGGAACATGAATGCTCAAAGTTTACAAGTTTTTGATGGTTCTAAATGGTATGACATTTATACAGGTACAACGAGAGGAGTCAGCGCAACAGGCGGTGTCGGCTCATTATCGGTGAGCACCAATGGAGCAATATCCATTGATTTATAAACTGATTCATAGATATAATGTAGAGATTCTCGGCTCGTGGGATCTTCGCAAACTTATGTGATGCGAAAATGAGAGAAGACATTGCAGAACAATTAGGCGTAACTCCAACACCAGGTGGGTTGGAAGTTCTTTTGCGCCAATCCGAAAACAATAGAATGGCCAGTGGCGGTATTGTGAATATGGCCAATGGTGGCGCTGCACTTAGTGTTTTATCTGGAATGTTAAATCCTGGCGGTTCATCAGGAGGCTCTCAATTTAACCCATCAGGAATGTTAACAGCGGGTGCAAATGCATTGACTGGAGGTGGGTTTGGTGTTGTTAAATATCTTGCTGAGCTTGCTAATAAAAACCGATCTTCTTCTGCTTCTCTTACTGATCCTTTTCTTGATTCAGATTCATCTGTTAGGCCTGTAGACCTTATGTCTGCTGGTCCTTCTTACTATGGTTCTATGATGAGAATGTCTTCAGGGGTAGGAGAATTCCCTGGCGGAAAAGGCAGAGGCAAGGGCGCTGGAGGATTACAGGGTATATATCAACGCAAGATTAGAAAAGAAAATCGTAAATTTGATAGATTAATTGACAGATATGCAGACACGCCTTTTGCACAAACAGTAATGAATTTTGTAAACAGAAAAAAAGAACAAGGTTTTGGATCGGGTGCATACGATGCATTTGATAGAGTGGCTGCAAGCCCTCCAATCAGTTATGCTTCTAGCACAGGCGTGCCTAGAAATTTGCTTAATTTTAAAGAACTGAAAGAATATTATAAAAAACACGGCACTTTTATGAGAGAAGGAGCGCCAAAACCACAATATGGGGATGATTAATGGCTACTGATCAAACAATTGGATTACCGCCTTTAGGAGGAATTTCTGGTACTGACGACGTCAGTGATTCGGCGGTTATGGCCGCAATAATTGAAGCTTACGGAGGAGGTTCGCTTGGTGGCACAGATGACATATATGATTTTGGAAAAGATTTAACAGAAGAAATCATTGCCAAACACAGCAACCCCGAAGACATTGAAAACTATGTAGGAACTAGAGAAGAAGTTATTGATCTTTTAGATTTAGATTCAGCAGTAGATACATTTATAGATACGCCCGATGAATTTCCAGTTCCTTCAACAACTTTACCAAATGATCCTACTGTAGAAGCAGACTCTTTAATGCGAGCACTTGATAAATACAGATCACAGTTGCCTAATGTTCCAACAGATAGAGAATTCATTGAAGATGCTATGACAAATTTGCAAGACATAGCCTTAAACCCAGACATAATAAATGTTCCAGGTGGAGGCATATCTGACATTCATCCTGATGATATATTAAATGCAGGAAATACTGATGAGGTATTTGGCATAGATGTGTTAGATGATTATGGTTATGCCAATCTCGATTCTGATTATGACCCCCCTGGTGAAGGCGGTGAAGGCGGTGAAGGCGGTGAAGGCGGTGGCATTAGAGACATGCTATCCAAGGCTTATGACAAGCTCGGCATACAGGGAATACTAGGAATACTTTCATTGCTCGGTCTTGGAACAGCAGCAGGCGCTTCAGGAAGAGATGACCAGTTTAGTGGCGGTGGCATTGGATCATTTGGTTCTAGTCAAGTTGATCCATATGGATTAGGAGCCACTGCAAACTACGGCGCTATGCCTGGAAGTGGAATCGGACAACCAGTATATCTGCCAAACACAAATGCACCGATTTATTATCCATTTGCATCGGAAGTAACCAAGCAATACAACGCTCAACAGGAAGGTCCCTTCTCATTCACAGCAGGACCACCACCAGAAGCAATGATTCAAAACCTAACATCACAAAGAATCCCTGGGGTTCAATATGTGGCTGAAGGAAAGTTTATAAGGCGCAACGGATTAACCGAAGGTCCAGGCACTGAAACCAGTGATGACATACCGGCCATGTTATCCGATGGTGAGTTTGTGACCAATGCTGAAGCGAACCGAGGCATCGGTGCAATGGCATTGCTCGATCAAGGCATGCCACAAGAGGTCGCAATGGACCCAGAACAACAACGGTTAGCAGGCGCTAGACAAATGTATTTACAGCAAGCCATGGGACAACAGTTGGCTAAACAATTGAGGAACGGATAATGACGAATTTATCAACCACACAAGCAATATATCCACAAGGCATAACCGCACCACAGGCAGGTTATAAATTTTATCAGCCTTGGTATGAAGACTACACAAGAAGATTAGGCTCTGGTGTATTCGGCACACCAGGTGGTGTAAGTGGCTTGATTAACATGCCTCAAGACATTCCATTGCAACAAACGGCAGGAATGACTCCATTGATGATGCAGGCAAGATACGGTTTATCAGGAGCCAGTCCCTATACGCCCGCTTATGACACCTCTTCTCAGTTAATGGGCGAAGCAGCCGGAGGATACAGAGCTTCAACGGGTGGTTTTGATCCGTCAAGAATGATTTCTCCATATTACGATCCATTTGAAAGCCAAGTGGTGGATGACACATTAAGCAGAATGCGTAAGCAATCTCTTCAAGAAGACATTGCAGGCCGTGCACAAGATGTAAGCAGCGGTGCTTTTGGCGGTTCCAGAAGCAGATTGCTGGCAAAAGAAAGACAAAGAGAGTCGGATCGAGGCATCATGCAAGCACTTGCTGGCATCAGAAGTCAAGGATTCCAAGGCGCTAGAGATGCAGCAATGGCTGAAAACGCTAGGCGTATGGCTGCCATGAGTGGTGCTGCTGGAGGTTTGGGCGGTATCGCCGGACAAGTTCTAGGATTAGGCGGTCAACGACAACAAGAAATGATGAATTATCTGAACATGATGAATCAGTACGGAGGACAGGGACGAGACATTTACGAAACAGGTCTAGGTCGAATGTACGACGCATCCATGAGAAAATCACAAGAGCCTTGGGAAAGAATCATGAAAGGCATGGGAATCTTGCAAGGCATGAAGCCGGGTGAGTTGGTTGGCGGATATGGAACCACTGTTCCAAACGTTCCTCCACAAGGCTATCAACAACCGACCGGCCTAGGAAACGTCGTAGATTTAGCTACTGGCATTGGCACCCTTGGCCAAGGCTTTGGCTGGTGGGCTGATGGAGGCTATGTTCAAAAACCTAAAGACTACAATGCTGGAGGTATTGTCAGCGGGATTGTTCCAGTCAATATGAAAGACGGCGGTGATGCCGCACAAGAAATGATGGACGATCTTCCAGATTGGGTTAAGGAAGGAATGGAGTCAGAAAATGAATTTGAAAGAAAAGCAGCAATGGATTACATCGGAATCGTAGGAGCCATAGATTTAGATCCGTTTAGTGACTTAATAGAAGGGGGCATTGAAAAAGCAGGCATGTCAGGCACAGGCCTAGAAGCGTTGCTCTTATCATTACTGGCTGCGGGCAAAGCAAGAAAAGGAAACCCAAAAGTTGTTCAACAAGGAAAAACAGCAGTGCAATCATGGAAATCATTGTTAAACAAAAGACTTAGGGATGCCGCTGAGAAAGCCAATCGAAGAAAACGACAACAAAGAACAACTGGTGGTGGTCCAACACCCATTAGTGGGCCTGGAGGAAAAACGCCTTTACTAACTGGTCCAGGGACTGGTGCAGGAACCGAAGCTGCAAAAAGAACCATCGGTCAAAGGGTGCTTGATCTTATAAAACGAAATAAATGGAAAGCAGGTGGAGCAGGAGCTGCAACAGCTTATATAGGAGGCAGTTATCTTTTTGGCGATGATGACGAAGAAGTTCCAACGGCTGATCCTGAACAGTTTGAAGAGTATTTAAAACTTAGACAAAAAGAAATAGAAGAAGCAAAAACTCAAGCAGAAAAAGAAGAATTGATGGCAGACATCATTAGAACCGGTAATCGATTGTCTGAAGCGATGAGTGCAGAGGGTTTTAAAGAAGTAACTTTGGGCGATGCAGGTAGAATATTTGGCGAAGAAAGAATGGATCTGCCAGCAAAAGAAGCCGCTGAGTTAGCTGCGCTTGAACAAACGGCTAAAGCTTCGGGCATGAGTTTGGAAGAATACTTACAATTGGGACAACAAGATGAATTGGCTCTTAGAGGAGAATCCAAAGAAGCATTGGCTCAGAAAGTTTTAGAAGATGGTTATGCACGATATGGCGTTGATTTTAAAAATCACCCTGATGTATTAAGCGGTAAGAAATCGGGTGCTCAACTTCGATTAGAAATGATGAACTCTTTGATGTCGATGGGTTATGAAGAACTAAAATCTTTCTCTAAAAAATTAAGCGAAGAAATTGATGTCAGTGCCAAAGATTCTTAACAATGGCTGTCAGAGTTAACATAGACGGGCAGATTGTTAATGTCACAGATACCGACGATCCAAAGTTAGCAAAAAAGATTGCAAGACGAGAGCTCAAAAAACGCTCTGGTGATTATTCAGCATTGGGCGAAACCTTTATTAAAGGACCCATGTATGGTTTACAAACAGGTTTAATTCAAGGGCCTGTTGAACTCACCACTACTCTTTTTGATTTGGCAGCAGGCACTGACTACACGTCGGATGTAAACGATTTTTTTCAAAAACACAAAGTTGAAAAACCAATCAGTGCAGCGGGAAATGTTTCTTCTGCTCTGTTTCAGTTTGGTGCTCCTGCCAGTATTGCAACCAAGATGGCAAGAAAAAATTTATTAAAACCAAAGCCAGGTAAACTGTTTGACCAAAGCGGTAAGTATGTTCAAAAACCCAAACTCTTTAAACACACGGTAGCACCAATTGCAACGGCTGATTTTATTGCAGCTACTTCAGACACGCCTGAACTCGGCTTGTTCGATGCGTTGGATCCTGAGTTTTTTGCACCCACGAACCCAGAAGAAGAAGTAAAAGGATTGTATGAAAAGATTACAGCCGCTGATCGCATTGGAAAAAGACTTCGAGTAGGTGCTGAAGGTGCAACATTATTATTAGGCCTACCTTACTTGTGGAGAGGATTAAAAGCTGCTGGCAGTGGAGTTGCTTCTGAGCTGTCGCAAACAAAATCAGTAGTCAGCGCTGCCGACTGGGTTAAAAATAAAAAAGATTATGTCAGAGGCATGATGGATGAAGGCCAGTTTAAAAATAAAAAATTTAAAGTATTGGGCAAAGAATACGATCAATACGACATTATCTCTAAATTTAGAAGCCGTGGTGCATTACCGACAGAAGATGTTGCCAATGTTAAAGCTGCAAAGACAGCAGCTATGAACCAACAAATGACTGTGTTGGAATCAAGTCTTGATAACATTTGGGGTGGGTTTAAGTACCTGGACAAAAACAACAAGATGTCAGGCGATGATCTTACTTCTTTAGCAGACAATATTCGTACAGCACTGTATGGAGAATCAAGAAAAGCACAGAAAAACGCATTAAACACACTAAAACAAGTAGACAATCAGTTTCTTAAAGATCAAAAGTTTTCTTTTTTTGACACAGCAAACCTAACTCGTAATCAAATCGATGATCTGAGTCGATTGTTAATCCAGGAAGACAACTTAAAATACTTGCCCAAAGGTTATGCCCAAGCCGTCGATGCCAATTTAGGAAAATATGGATACACAGCTTATCGTGCATTTATTAAAAATGTTGACCATGTAGCTAACATAAATAGTCCTCAATGGAAAAACGCCAGAGAAGAATTGTTAAAAAACAACATTGCTAAAAATGCAGAAGATGCTGACGATATTTTAAAAAGATTGTTAGAAAAGAAAAACTTTGACAGTTCATACATGGCTCCAGAAATGGCATTGGGTGGTGTAAAAGTTGGCTTGCTTAAAGGAAAACAATTAGACAGTTTACCAAAAATTAGAGAGTTTCTTGGAGAAGTGACTGGCAAAACTGGGACAGCAGCCGAAAGGGTACAGGAAACAATGATGAAGACCAGAGCAACGTTAGAGAACCTAGCTAAACAAACATCTGAGCTTGATTATTTAAGAAATGTTTCAATGATTAACAATCGATTGGCTCAAACAGGAAGCACACAAAGATTTCTTTATGATAGTATTGATGAGATCCCCGATGCTCAGAAAGCAGCTTTTCTTGATGATTACGGCGATGCAGTTAGAATTCCTGATCAAGCAAAGTATGGTGACTTGGCTGGTAAAATCACAACCAAAAGAATTGCAGACTCAATAACCGATGTGCAAACAGGTTTATTAGAAAGATCTCCTGGTTCTGTTTCTAAAACTTGGGCAACTTTCTTAGGTATAAAGGGAGCCATACAAAAAGCCAAAACCGTTTACAGTCCGATCACTCAAGTCAGAAACGCGACCAGTGCGTCTTTGTTTGCAGTAATGAACGGCAACCTTGCCAATGGTAAAACGCTAGAAGATTCTATGTTAGTGGTTCTTGAGTCTCTTAAGAGAACACAAGGAAATAAAATGGCAGATTATTATGCCAATGCTCAAAAAAGAAATGTCGTCCAGTCGGGTGCAAGAATTGGAGAAATAGACAGTTTAA